AAATTTAGCGGTGGAAAAACACCTTTTATGTTTAAAGGGGAAGATCCAACAATAGACCCTGTTGAAGGTGAAAAACCAAAACCAAAAGAAACTAAGTTTATTGATACACCTGAAGGTAGAGTAGCAGTAGAAAGAGTGACAGATATACCAGGTTCAGAAAGAAAAACTTACGAAGAGGTTGGTGTTTCTAGAGAAGAAGGTGAACAATACTGGAAAGAAAATCCAGAAAAATACGAAGAATACTTAAAGTCTACAAAACCCACACAAATAGTAGAGAGAAGAGATGTTAATATGCGTAACACCCCTAGTTCAATGCAACCAGGGCGTAATTTTTTCGGGCTTACAATAAGTAAAGATGTAGGAGATCAAATGCCTATGCAAAACATATCTAACTTATATAAAAAAGCAAGAGAGTTAAACAAGAATGATAAGGACATGTTAGATTTGATAGACATGGACTTTAGAAGATATTTAAGAGAAAACAAATACAAAAGAGGAAGTAGTAGCACTAAAATAGGTGGTTGGTACGCGTCTAATTAATATTATATGAAAAAAATTTGGCAATGGTTAACAGGTAATGTCATCAAAGAAGTTGGTGATGTTATTGACAAGCTTACAACTACCAAAGAAGAAAAGTTAGAAGCACAACGCCTTATAACTGAAATTCTTGAGAAAGCTGATAAAGAAGCACAAGAGCAAGTAACAGCGAGATGGAAAGCAGATATGGAATCTGATTCATTTCTATCTAAAAACATTCGTCCATTAGTGCTTATATATTTAACAGTCATATTTACTATATGTGCTTTTTTTGACGGAAACGTTGGAGAGTTCAAAATAGCAGAAGAATATATTCCAATATTTCAAACTCTTCTTGTTACAGTATATGGAGCTTACTTTGTAGGTCGTACTTGGGAAAAAGCGAAAGCAATTAATAAAAATAATAAATAAAAAAATGGGACAATACGGAAATCAACCTGATTTTATAACAAACGATATAAAAACTGTAACACCTGTAGCCGCAGCTTCTTTAACAGCCGCGGATTCTTTAAACGGATCAATAATATATGTAGGCACAAGCTCTAATGCTGATCTTCAGGTTATACCTGCTGGAGCTACTGGCTCAAGTGGGTCAGGACTACCAGGACTAGCTCAAGCAATTACATTTAAAAACGTACCTCAAGGAGAGTGGTTTCCAGTAGTTGTAGATTACGTCTTATCTAACGCTACAACAGCTGCTGATTTGATAGCTGGAAAGTAAATAGTTAATATACAGGTAATTATACAAATAGTGTAACTATATTAAAATAAACTCGTTGTGTTTAAAATAATCAATGTGTTATTATTTTTTTTTTAGTATAAATTGCGCTGGTCAATTACTTAGTGAAAAAGATAAACAATTACATTTTGGAGCTGGCGCTTTAGTTAGCGCACCTGTTTTTAGCACAACATATATTAAAAATAAAAATTTAAAAAAAGCTTGGATTAATAGTTTTTTAACTGCAGCATTAGTAGGTACAGCAAAGGAATTAATAGACGACAAGTTTGATGAAAGAGATTTAAAAGCTACAGTTCTAGGTAGTTTAACCTCTAGTGCTTTATTAACGATAACAATTAAATTAAATAAAATAAAATGGCAAAAATTACAGAAAAACAATTAAAAGAAATTGTTAAAACAAACAAAGAGTTAGAAGATACTGTATTAGAAATAGGTGTTTTAGAAACTAAAAAACACAGCTTACTACACAAAGTTGCCGAAGTAAACAAAGTTTTAGAAGAACAAAAGGTTGAACTTGAAAAAGAATACGGTAAAATATCTATAAACTTAGAAACTGGTGAATATACCGAAATAACTGAAGAAGCATAATGGACTCAGCTATAAGAAAAATAAGTATTGGTTCTGATTACAAAAACGATGCTATGCACTATTCTGTTGGTCAGCAAGTTTATGGTGGTCATGAAATAGCATATATACTATTTAATGAGTCTGATGGCTCTTATAATATTCATATAAAGAAAAACAATGAAGTGTTGCCTTGGAAAAAATTTAATTCTAACATGGCAATATCGGTTGAATACGATTTGGAATATTAATGAACTCATTATACGATTTTATTGTAAAGCCAGTAGGTGAAAAATATAGTAATACAGTAAAAGTTGGAGATAAAAACTTAATTGTTAATACTAAAATTGAAAACTGGAAGTTTGTAAATAGACTTGCTGAAGTTGTTCAAATACCTTTAGCTTTTAATACTGGTATACAAAAAGGTGATAAAGTTTTAATACATCAAAATGTATTTAGAACTTTTTACGATATTAAAGGTGAAAAGAAAAAAAGTAGATCATTTTTAAAAGATGATCATCATCTCTGTTCTTTTGATCAAATATATTTATATAAAAATAAAAATGGTTGGCATACTGTAGGCGAAAGATGCTTTGTACAACCGATTAAAGATAATAATGATTTAACGCTTCAAAAAGAAAGAAGCCTTGCTGGTATATTAAAATACGGTAATAAGTCATTAGAAGCTCTTAAAATAACTCCTGGAGATATTGTAGGTTTTACACCAAACAGTGAATGGGAGTTTTTAGTTGACGGTGAACGTCTTTATTGTATGAAATCTAATGATATTGTAATTAAGTATGAACGTAAAGGAGACGAAGAAAAATATAATCCAAGCTGGTCACAAAGCAGTTGATGAATTAATTAAAGTAGCTAAAGAACCAATTGTTGACTCAGATGATGATATTTCTGCTGATAGACTAAAAAATGCAGCTGCTACGAAAAAACTAGCAATATTCGATGCTTTTGAAATATTAACTAGAATAGAACACGAGCAAGATTTGTTAAATGATAAACCTAAAGAAGTTAAACAAGAAAAAACTTTTAAAGGTTTTGCCGAAGGAAGATCTAAGTAATGTATAATCAAACTCTTTACAAAGTACTTGACGATCACATACAACCACATACTATAGCTAAAAATAACAAAGCTAAAAAATGGAAGTATGGTTATAACGAAGATTATGATATTATAGTTATTAGCAAAACCGGTGAAATAGGTGAAATATATGAAATACAAAACCTAAAAATCGCATTACCAAAAGCTAAAAACATACATAAGTTTGAAAATAAAAAATGGACTCATATAAAATATCCAAAAGAACTTTCTAAAATAAAATCTGTATTTGATTGGGAAGAATATCCTTTGAATTTTAAAGAAAAATGGTACGATTACATAGATGAAGAATTTAATAGAAGAGAACAAGGATTTTGGTTCTATAATAAAGGTCTGGCTACTTACATTACTGGTTCTCACTATATGTACTTGCAGTGGTCAAAGATTGACGTTGGGAAACCAGACTTTAGGGAGTCAAACAGACTTTTCTACATTTTCTGGGAAGCTTGCAAAGCAGACGACAGATGCTACGGAATATGCTATCTTAAAAACAGACGTAGTGGATTTTCATTTATGGCTTCTGGAGAAGCAGTTAACCAAGCAACGATATCAACAGATTCTAGATTCGGTATATTGTCAAAGTCAGGACCTGACGCTAAAAAAATGTTTACCGATAAAGTCGTACCAATATCAGTCAACTACCCTTTTTTCTTTAAGCCAATTCAAGATGGTATGGACAGGCCAAAAACAGAACTTGCGTATCGTGTACCCGCAACAAAGTATACAAGAAGAAAGCTGGAAACAAATGAAAAGTTACAAGATATATCGGGACTTGATACTACCATCGACTGGAAAAACACTGGAGACAATAGTTATGACGGTGAAAAACTAAAACTATTAATACACGACGAAAGTGGTAAATGGGAAAAACCAAATAATATATTAAATAACTGGCGAGTAACAAGAACGTGTTTACGATTAGGTAGTAAAATTATTGGTAAATGCATGATGGGCTCTACGTCTAATGCTCATGACAAAGGAGGAAAAAACTTTAAAAAACTTTATGATGACTCGGACGTCACTCAGCGAAACGCCAACGGGCAGACTCGTTCGGGATTATATTCTTTGTTCATACCTATGGAATGGAATTACGAAGGATACATTGATGCTTATGGAATACCTGTATTCAATACTCCACCCAAACCAAAAGAAGGACCACAGGGTGAAAAAATAAGAATAGGTGTAATAGAATATTGGGATAATGAAGTAGAAGGATTAAAACAAGATCAAGATGCTTTAAATGAGTTTTACAGACAATTCCCACGCACAGAAAAACACGCGTTTAGAGAT